GGCAGAACAATCAAAATATACCCAAGAAACCCAAGAGTGTAAGGATTTTCTAGAACCCATCGGGCAAAGTGTCCCATTATAAGAAAATACCCGGTCTATAATTTACCAATTCTTGAATCTCATTAAGGAGAGCTCCATACTCTTTGAATCTTCGATCTCCAGCAATAAAATGTCTTTGTCTTGACCAAACTGCATCCGCTAAAAGTTTCAGTTCATACTCTGAGAACTCTTTAAATCTTTCCATACCATCTCCGATGTTAGTAGTATTCATATCCCTCTCCAATTTTTATACTCATAATGGAAGTATTGATCCACAGTATTATCTAATGGGGGATTTACTTCCCATTGTGACCACTCTTTACAAAACTGTTTTATATAGTTGTCATTTAAAACACCTCTACCATAAGTCCTCACAAAACAAGTCATTGCAAAACTATATCTTTGTTTAGTGTGGGTAAGCATTATTCAATCCCCACAAAATGAAAAGAGCTATTGTTGAAAAAATAAGAACAGTAGATAAGGTTAAGTTATTCATTAAGACCCTCCTCCGTTTCTGAATCCAACTATGTATCCGATGATTAGTCCACACATAAATGCAATTAAAAAATAGAGTTCTTTTGAAACAAGTTCAATAAACTCCACCCATTCCATAGTTGTCATCTTCATCCTCATAAGTTGACGGTTCTTCAAAAAGTTCATCCATCTTTTGTTTTAAAACAATGTCTCGTAGTTTTTGTAAATCTTCTTCTGTTAAACTTATCATTTGTCCTTTAAAAGTTCTTCTATTCTTTTACGCATGTTTGTACTTTCCTGATTCATGTAATCTCTAAGAGAGTAACCTCTTTGACCTTTCATAATACATGTTCCTTGGTAGAACATTGTAGCAGCAAATACTAACAGGAAAACGATTCCTATTATTTCAGCGTAATGTTGAGCCATGGTAGAACTGGCGGAATAACACCTATAAGTCTTAACAATCCTTCAGCAAATAAAGCAAGAACCACCCAACCAACACACATAGAAATAATGGAAGCATTCCTATTGTGCCTTCGTATAGCAGCATCAATCATCTCCTGCACTTCTGCACGACTTACAAATTCATCTTGAGGTTCCATCACTTTTCGTCTCCAAGAAACTTTGATAGAGGATCTCTCTTTGTTTTGACGATCTCACATGCCCTTTTATAGAACATATTATCAGTATTACCAGAGGCTTCAAAAGTAGCCTTGATTTTCACCCAATTCATATAGGTGTGGTCGTCCATGTGAATATTAGATTGTACATAATTATATAATAATCATGGAAGCCTTAACGGCAACCTTATGTGTTAATATCGTAACACTGATTAAGCAATTATTAAATTAAAACGGAAGCGGTAGGATTTGAACCCACGAACGCTATTAACGTTGGTTGTTTTCAAGACAACTGCCATAAACCACTCGGCCACGCTTCCAAACGGAGGATGTTGGATTTGAACCAACGGATGCACTTGAAGTACATCGGGGGATTAGCAATCCCCTGCATTAAACCTAACTCTGCCAATCCTCCTATCGGATTTCAAAATCCAGTTTACGAACTTTACGAGCTCGTCTGGACTCCTGGAAAGCAAGTTCAGATGGACTAAACAAACTATCCTTTTTATTTTCCTTCAGTGAGTTTAACATAACTACCTGGTTTAGGTCAACAGCAGTGATGGTGTCTCCCTTCACAAGTGTCATATTATCACATCCACAACATATTGATTTTGTTGGATGAGACTCCAACTCGGTGTTACACACCTTACATCTTACTCTTAACATTGTTCAATACCTTAATTATTCTTCAGTAATTTCTTCCGTAGTTTCTACCTCAGTTTCTTCAACTTCTTCCTTAGCAAGTCCTGGAGAGGATTCAAGATATGATCTTAACATCCAAACAAACTTTCCATGAGACTCATTTAAATCATCTGCAAGATTTGAAGTTGCTCTGGACTTCTGTGAATCTGCTTCTTCAGCAACTTCAGTAAAAAGATCACAAAGATCTTGATTTGATTTTAACAGATCCTTTACCATTTTATGGCAATCTGTTGTACTTTGTCCAGTTTTGACTTTGGAAACTTCTACAATTCTTTCCAAACTATTGAGTGGTTTTACATTTAAAAACCTCATATGTTCAGAGATACGATCAATCTCTTCAAACATGGTTTCGTATTGATCACCAAAAAGAGTATGAAGTTGTGGAAAATCTTCTCCAACTACATTCCAATGATAAGCCCAAGTCTTATGGAATAAGACAAAAAGAGAGGCTTGTGCATCACTCAATAGTTTAAAAAGTTTTTCCATTATACTCAAATACTTTTGAAGTATTTATGTATGGGAAATACTGGATTTGAACCAGTGACTTACTGCTTGTAAGGCAGCCACTCTACCGCTGAGTTAATCTCCCTCACTCATGTTTAAATTTTTCTAACTTAATCCAATTGAGAAGGGTTTGAAATGAAGTTGCATTTTCTTCATTATGTTGAAGAGCTTCAATATAATATTCAAGTGCTTCAATAACCATTTCTCGGTCTTGTTGAGAAATTAAAGACATGATTACCTCATTTTAATGGAGGAAGCGGAATACCGGACTTGAACCGGTGACATCTAACTTGGAAGGATAGCGTTCTACCACTGAACTAATTCCGCATGAGACAATTATAAACTATATAGTCTTAATTGTCAAGTGCTCCAGAGAAGATTTGAACTTCCACGCTTTTTAAGGCGGCGGATTCTAAGTCCGCTGTGTCTACCGTTCCACCACTGAAGCTAATGAGTAGTGAGTGCCCACCACTCGCGGAAGACACTCTCCGCAACTGACGGGGGTGATCAAGTCCCCGACCTAAGAAAACTTAGGATTTAGTAAGGAAGACCCGAATATTTCCAGACCTTCCGACTCCCCCGGTAGGACTTGAACCTACAACTCCAGTGTTAACAGCACCGTGCTCTGCCAATTGAGCTACAAGGGAATATAAGAAGAAGGAGAGCTCTTGGGCGAACCCGCAGGATCACTTCTCCTATGGAAGATAGGAGACTTGAACTCCTAACCTTTGCCTTGCAAAAGCACTGCTCTACCAATTGAGCTAATCCCCCATTTGGTGGCGGGGGGTGGAGTTGAACCACCTACCTGAAGCTTATGAGACTTCTGTGCAACCGTTACACTTCCCCACGATGATGGATTGAATGTGATACACCTCATAAGGATGTAACAGAGACTCAACCTCTATCAATGTATATAGTACAGTATTGACATTAAAATGTCAAGCGGAGAGAGAGGGATTTGAACCCTCGGTGAAATTACTCCCACACAGACTTTCCAGGTCTGCTCCTTAAGCCACTCGGACACCTCTCCAATATGAACATCATACCATAATTAAGGTAGATGTCAACACTCTCTGCAGGATTTGAACCTACGACACATCGGTTCGTAGCCGATTGCTCTAGTCCACTGAGCTAAGAGAGCATGGCGAAGGGCCAGAGACTTGAACTCTGAACTTTGGTTTTGGAGACCAAGATGTTACCAATTACACCAACCCGACATGGTATCCGTGAGAGGACTTGAACCTCCAACACCCACCCCCTCAAGGTGGTGCCTCTTCCAATTGGGCTACACGGATATACTGGGGAACTAGGCCTTGAACCTAGATTAACTCCTTCAAAGGGAGGTGTCCTGCCAATTAGACGATTCCCCATTGGAGTTCCAGGTTGGAATTGAACCAACGCATGGAAGTTTTGCAGACTTCCGCCTTACCACTTGGCTACTGGAACTTAAGCCCAATAACAGAATTGAACTGTTCTCTGCAGTTTACTAAACTGCTGCATCACCACAATGCTTATCGGGCGGGGTGTCGTATGAGAATTGAACTCATCTCCTCTGTTTCACAAACAGATGCCTTGACCACTAGGCTAACGACACAAGGCAGTGGGTAGAATTGAACTACCGACATAGAGGGTATGAATCTCTTGTTCTACCACTGAACTACACTGCCATAAAGGGGATAGTCATTCCCCTACCTTTATTCTCCTTGTTGAAATACTTATCTCTAAAGATTGACTAGATCCTAAGACTTTCTTCCTCAGATGGACTAAGGCTCACCAGAGTGGAACCGACAAGATTTGAACTTGTGACCGCTCGGTTATCAGCCGAGTGCTCTACCACTGAGCTACGATTCCATCAAGGTAGGAGTCGATATCAACAACCTACCAGTTTCAGTTTTCGGACTGAAAAACCTATCACTAACCAACCGAAGTTTCATAACGGAGGAAGTGAATCTCCGTGACCATAAGGTCAAGAGGGAACAATCGGATTTGAACCGATAACACCATGATCTTCAATCATGTGCTCTACCAATTGGAGCTATGTTCCCAAATCCAGATGAAAGGATTTGAACCTCCGACTTCTCCGCCCCAAACGGAACGCTCTACCAAACTGAGCTACATCTGGATAGTAGTCCTAACGGGATTTGAACCCGTGTCTTCACTGTGAAAGAGTGATGTCCTCACCACTAGACGATAGGACCACGCAGAGTAATCTAAAAGAATATTAGATTACCTGGAATATGGAGATAAATCTCCAACGACCCATAGGGGATTTGAACCCCTGATCTCCTCTTGGACAGAGAGGCGCGTTAGACCGCTACGCTAATGGGCCAAGAGCACAATCCACTACCAATGGTATCATTGGGCAGATTATGCAGTGAGAGAGGAGGGAATTGAACCCCCGATGGTTCCGATGTAAAAGTTTTACAGACTTCCGCCACACATATTGCCAACAGTAGCCACTCTCCCACGATGGGACATCTCGGATTTGAACCGAGGACTAACCGGTTAAAAGCCGGATACTCTACCGCTGAGTTAATGTCCCAAATAATATGGATAAATATTCAGTTGTCTAGGTTCTTGGTCTCTTGACCACTTGGCTAAAATACCACCGTCAAATCTCTGGGGGGAGGTTGGTGGACACTTAGGAAACTGTCACAGGCAACAAAAAAGGGGAGGAAACTTTTGGTTTCTCTCCCCTTCTTTTGCTTTTATGGATTAAACATCTTACATATGTCTATCCATATCCGCAAACAGGGGAGCACCCTCAATATGCCAATAGCGGCAATCGAGAATGGTAAACTGTTTGGGCATTGGGTAAGACATTGTTTTCGACCTAAGTGTTATTATTTATAAGACTTTTTTGTTAAAAAGTCAAGCACCCCTGGTAGGATTTGCACCCACGACCAACGGCTTAGAAGGCCGATGCTCTATCTACTGAGCTACAGGGGCAGATTATCGTATTCCCAATGACAATTAGGACATAATGCCATTAGGTTTTCTTTAGAGTTAATTACACTAATTAGTGTATCTCCTTCAAAAGTTGAAATTCCTTTTTTATGAGCAATCTCGACATGTTTATCATAACCGCATTTTTCGCAAGTGTCAAGTCCAAGTTTTTTAGCAATTAATCTTGCTCGTGTCCTTACCAAAGCATATGCAGAAGACCTATGGTGTTTTTCATAAATTGCCTCAGTGAGAGTCATATCTTTTAATTCTTTGGTTTTTAGCCATTGAAGATAATGCTCTTTACATCTTGCCCTTTTTGCATTAATTGGTTTTCCGCAATCAATGCATTTGTGTTCTGGACTGCGTTTAGGACGAACTCTATTATTATATGAAGCAGAACAACTTCTACTACAAAATTTACTTTTAGTTAAAGTGCCGCATTCTAAACAAGAGTTCATAATGGAACATATGATTACATTTATTTATAAAAGTAGTAGGTTCAAATAATTAATATTATAGTGGGGGAGGAGTATTGTCAACCCCTCCCTCCTATTCTATTGTATCAAACTTCTACCGTGATCAGTCGGTTGGCATAATCATGAGCATACGAAGTGCGAGCACCATGATGCCCCCAACCAATCCAACTATACGCATAGTCCATGTAACGATTGATAGACTTTCCGGGAGTTTTCATCCTACTTTCAATCTCTTTCCACTGGACTTCATTCGTAAGATAACGAAGTTGCGTGTGAAGTCCTGATGGCGAACCACCATACCTCTTAGCAAAATCACCCAATCCATAATAACGATTGGCAGATGTCCATTGAATCAGTCCGTAACCACGTCCGCAGTTACTCCAACTGGTTCTGCTACCACCTTCACAAATGTTAGGAACAAAAGTTGATTCCTGACGAAT